TATGTGCGATAGTCCCATCAGCGTTAAATGACCAGAGGGCCGGTGCGATTATATTTGAACCGGAGTTACGATATAATACGACTTGGGTATTGACCATAGGTTTGAAGCCATTTGGTATACGTTCTCCAAGCTTCGCGTTCTCCACATTAACATTAGGGTTAGCGATAGCGAAAACATCAACAGTAACAATACGACCGCGCTTCTGTAATGTAGCCTTAATATTCCAACCAATCGGAACGTCAGTCAGCGTATATATTGGTGTATTATCGTTATCAATACTAAACCAAGGCGTCCACTTATTTACCCCAATCTTCTGACGGTAGCCTAAATAAGCACCGCCAAAGGTGAAGAGTTCCTGGACGATATAGTTTGAGTTATTACCCATTACCCTTAAGTAAATAAGAGAGTCTATACCAGGCGGAACGTTTTTAGCATTACGAGCACGGTAGAAACCAGCAAGATATACGTTGTTGATATCATGATTATCTGGAAGCCAAGTTCCGAATCCATCATCGCCAGTTAATGCATGTGTCGACAACTTCTTGTTATTCACAAATACATCGCCCGCAATGTCTAAAGCACCACGCTCCCGAACCTTGTTTATGCCGACACCAAATGGGTCATCAGTCCTATGTACCTTGATAGTACCGACAACTAAGCTCTGGTCAGCCTTATTTCCAAAGGCGTCCTCATAAGCGATATAAACGGAAAATGAGTTACCGGTAGAATAATCAGCCGATAAGTCGAGTACTCTATCTGAATCATGTATCCCGAATAGACTTACAAGGTTACCTGAGGTATCGTTGACCGTAGTATTGGTTGTGGTGTTCCTTACAGTAATAGTACGCCTACCGGCATTAACATTACGGTTCTGGTCATCAAATAACGGAAAGGTTCGTCCGTTGAGGTAAAGCCGTAGCTTCTTCTCATCATCATTACGGCGGTCAACACGAGCACTACAAACTGGAGGAGAGTAGTTGTCGATTTGGATAACCTTCTCAAAGGCTGCTGATGTCAAACCACGAGAGTCTCGGATTGTGACATTTAGGACGTGTTTACCACTTGTATTGATGTTGTTGAGAATAACGTTTTTACCAACGACTTCTCTTAGAACCTTAGCATCCTGCATAAGTCGAACCGTCATACCGTCATCAGGTATAGTCGCACCATACTTGGTTTCGAAGTCGCCCAGTGCCACCTGTATCTCAGATAAAATACGAACATATTTCAAGTTCTTAAGAAGTTCTTTACACTTAGCGTGTTGTTCCTCTGTATTAATACCTTTGATAACAGGTTTCTCGGTATCCGGTATACGCAGTCTAATTTGTGATGCAGACCGGCCCGTCTCTATGGTAGTACCATTACGGTATGTAATTAGCGTAAGCGTCCCTACCCCCTCGTTAGACTGAGGAAACTGATTAGCCAAATCCAAAGGAGGCGTCCATGTCGCAGTGTCTCTCATCGGGTCGATTATCTTTGTATCGACGTCACCGAAGCGCAACCATACAGTGTTATACATCTGGTCTGACTTACGTCTTGCAGTGAAAGTAATCGGCTGTCCGAGAACACCTTGATAGTCACCCATAGGGTCTGAAGCACGAGGGATATCGGGTAGAGGATATGACCTAACGCCTGTGTCTATTGGTGAAGCAAATCCGGCAAAGGAATTATCACAAGATAGCTTCACCCGAACATAAGCATTCTGCTTACCGTCAGGATTATGACGGGCTTTGAAATCGTACGTACCAAGATAAACTTCACTGTTATACCCTGGAACACTGACATGTTTAACTGCGGCCTGTCTATCTCCGCCATTCCAGGCTTCAACTGTTACATTACCGTCAAATGTCCATAAACCTATTTTAAGCCAGACGTCAATACGGACGGTAGATGAGTTATCAGCTTGGTTTACACCAATATGATATGAATCAATACGAACACCATATCCCTTGTCGCCCCAGCTTGTCCAAGTTGCCATCTATATTATCCTACCCTTCTATATATTTAGTAATATTCCGTGTAGGATCAGACGGATCCTGGAATGTAATAAACCGACCGATTTGAAGACTTAAGGTGAAAGCACCTGAGTCAATGTTAAGTCGCCCTTGAGCGATTGAGGCAATCTCTTTACCAGCGGACATAAATGAAATACGGTTAGGCGTAAATACCAGCCGTTCACTATTATCCTGCTTACCGATAGAGAGGCCTTCCTCACTCTCAACTACTTGAGTTGTGATAAACTCACGGATATACGCATACTCACCAAACTGCTTAGATACCTCAGACCTTAAACGAGCAGACATTACACGTAAGGACTCCTCAGCTGCTTTACGACCAGCCTCGTCTGTATCACGAATACGCTTAATCAAATCGGCCCAGTCCGTAGATACCTTTCTCATGATATCGTTATTTAAAGCCTTTAACGCTTCGTCCTGAGCTTCTTTAAGAAGACGTTGTTGCTCTAATACAGAGTCTGAGTTAGCCTTACGTCCCAGTTCGATAGTTGTCTCAACCGGGCTTGGTTCGTATGGTGTAGCATGTTCGCCTTCTTCAAGCTTAAACCCACACACCTGAACCTCAAATAACTCAGTGTTGGTCGCAAGTACTGTAAAGTAAATACGAGCAGCCTTCGGGTCGTTATCGCCCATCTTAGTTGGATCGAATTCAAAGGTCTTGGACAACTGCACCCATTCATTAGATACAATATAATCTGTTAAGAAATCCCCGAATATAGACCAGTCCTTAAGCATTGGGTAAATGTACATCTTAGCAGTTGACGCACCGCTAATTTTCCTCGCATAGCAAGAAATAGTGTATTTGGTTCCGGGTTTGAGCTCTACACCTTTGTAGTCACCGCCATACCAGCAGACTCCGACATTCTTACCTGAGGAGCCATCTTTGTTTTTAAACCTGACACCAGTAGAAACAGAAGCAACTGGCGGGTCTTGGATTTGAGTATATCCGAATTCAAATAACGCATGGTTTTCTGAATGCGAATAATATCGGTCTTGATTTGCATAGTTCTTAGATACAGACATAGCGTTTGTGTCTAAGAGCATATTTTCACCGACTTGGCCATCACGCCCTGGTTTCCCATCTTCTACGTCGGTGATCGTGATCTGACCACTAGATACAACAACCATTTGTTTCCTTTCTATTTTGTCTCAATGGCTACGGAAAATGTAGCACGGTTTAAAACATCAGCGTTGGTTAAATTGAAACCTTTCATTCTAGCCTGAGGTTTCTTAGCCCATTCTTCATCGGCTACACCATTAGATAAAATCTTAGTCCACTTGTAAGCAAAGCCTTCTCCCTCAGTATCAATCTCCTCATCATTACGATATAGTTTTGCCGTAATACGAGTGTCAATAATACCGTTCTTAAACGTATCGCCATTACTAGAATGAACAACGGTTAAGATTGGAGAAATACCATCGCTTACAGTTGAGAATGTGATATCCTGGAACTCAACTACTTCACCCCGAACCAGAGCTTGAACTGTAATAAGGGCACGACCACTAGTCCCAATATTAGCCTTGGATACAGTGAACTTATCGCCTCTGCCTGCCACTTGACCGTCGATGTAGTACACATACTCGGCCTCAGTAAACTCGCTAGAGCCCTTGTATAAGGTAGGAATAACATCACATGTATCAGAGACTTCACGGAACATGGTAGGGCCTGTCACTTTTACATTCATTTTGAAAGGTTGAGCATCGGCCACCATCTGAGCCATCGCCTTGCTAAGAACAGAGTTGTTCGTAGGTCTAGTAGCGACGACATTGGATAATGTAATCTTGGTTTTAGTTTGGTCTGTTGAGCAACGCACCATTTCAGTGACACGAGCTCTAATCAGAAGACCTCCAGCAAAGTGTTCGTCAGTTAAGAAGATAATATCACCAATACGGATATCGTTACGTTGTAGAACTACAGCTGAGTTTAGCTCAATCTCCCATGTTGTAACGGGATACATGTAGGTCTTCAACATCTTAACTGCATAAGCCCAGGCTTGTTTATAATCCGTGAATTCGGTCTTTACATCACGCACGATCCAGTTATCACAGTTCTCACGTTTGTTTAGTGAGGGGTATAACCTAGCCGATATAGGGGCGTAAATAGTGGTAGCGTTACGAGTACAGTAGATCTCGTTATGAACGCCATCTGCCGCCTTAACCTCTCTAGCCTTAGGCTGTTTGATGTAATTACCGTCTTTATCACGGATACGGATAGCGGAGAAGAGGTTGGTTTTATCCTCTTTCTTCACTACCGATACAATATCCCGACCCATCTCAAGGCGGATATCAGTACGAACTCGACCTAGACCATCTTCACGGTCATCAGCAAGAGCACGGGACTTGTAGACATTAAGCTCGTACTTGTCGATTTGTCCACCTTGATTGAGATAGGTACGAATATCCATCTCACAATCAAAGGCTTCGACGAGCTTGATAATACGGGCTAGACAAGTGTCATCATCAGACTCAAACTTAAGAGTAAGCTTGGTGTCGCGAACATCACAACGCCCAAGGTCAATCTTAGTGAATTTGAACAGACCCATAATATCAGCATACTCTAAAAAAGTATGAGCTTCTTTTGCTTCGTATGCTCGAACCTTCTCATTAAGAAGTTCAAGATTTGCTGAGTTACATTCGAATTCGATTGTGGTATTAGTTTCTTTACGGTTTATAACACTGAAGACATGATCTCGACCATTATCTTGGAATGAGATATAGCAATCAGAGGTCATCTGCTCAACTCTAGGGTTAAGTTTACCGTTCAGATACTTATCAACCTTAAAGTTAAAGGTTGAGGAACCCTTACCGCAGTATTCATGGAACTCTTCATCGTAATACTTAAGAGAACCAGGTACATCATTGTTTATATGATCGATGACGTTCATAGCGTTGTCATGAACTGTCAACTGCCATGCAGGTTTTGCAATCATTTTGAAGTTTTGGCCCTCCTTTCTTACAACCAGGCTTCATCCCATTCTATAGTAACATCAGGTGCTTGTTCACAGAAGTCAGATGAATGAACTTCTAGTTTAGACTCACCTGGAGGGATTGAGAAGTATCGCGAACCGTTTACAAGGTCTCCAGCGGCAGATACACCAACCTTAGATGATGAGGGGTTAGCCACAAACGATACCTTACCTTGTTCCATATCTACTACAACCTCACTACCCTTAGCGTACTTGTTAGGAACTAAGTCATAACGCTCAGCATTATTCTTAACGAAGCGAATGGATTGAATACATAGAGTATCTAGTGAACCTACACCATCTCTTTCGCCTTTATAACGCCCCGCCATAACCCAAATCTTAGTACAAGTTAGGTATTCTTTGGAAGGGTCGTTTAGCGTCTTAGGGATACCGTTATAAGAGAAAGTCAACTTAGGACCTTCTTTGATAATATAAGCATCGCCAGTACGACTATTAAAGGCTACGTTTGGTCTAGGTGTACCTGGTTCATTGTTGTTAGAACCAAAGCTATTCATTTCACGTTGATATGTAGCACCAGAGTGGATGTCGCCAAGTGAAAACGATTGCCAGGTAATCTCACCTGAGGTATCCAGCTTCTCAATAGTATAAGCACAAATAACACGATTGTCATCTGTAACAAACATAATTGAGAGTGCGCCAGTTTGACCAAATGCGGACGCCCAGACTTTCATATTGAAGTCACAACGCCAGTCTTTAGCACCTTTAACACCAGTCTTGTCATTAGGAAGAACGTATTCGTAAATACCGCATCCCCAGTCACGACCGACACCCTTGCTACCTTGTCCATTCCAATGAAGACCAGGAGCAGGATATGCCGCACCACCTAGACCTTTCTCACGCCAACCTAATTTTAATCCACCGATTTCAGCATGTGTTGCAAAAGGTAGAGGCGAGATATTCTGATAGCGGTTTGAGACTTCTGTAAACTTAGCCCATTCAGCCTTGTCTTCGGGTTTAATATCTATTAAAGTATGTGATTGGTTGAACTGACCTGAGGCAACCCGAGTACCTGCGACATCAGCTA